TGTACTGGCAGTGTCCAGCGGATTGACGGATTACCAGTCAGCTACACGGGAGGCGGTCCGGGAAATTGGCTACAACGGTATGCCCGTCACTTATCAAAGCGGATACCGTAGACGGCTTGATACTGCTATCCGTCAGAATGTAATAGACGGTGCAAACCAGATAGCCCAAAACTGCTCCATTATGATGGGCGAGGATTTAGGCTATGATGCGTTTGAAATATCTGCACACGCAAGGAGCGCCCCTGACCACGAACCGATACAGGGACGGGTTTTTCTTAAAGCGGATTTTGACAATATACAGAATGGCAGACCATTCCGGGATATAGACGGTACAATGTACCGGGCAATAAGGCGCCCTATCGGGGAATGGAATTGTATGCACATTGCAATGAGCTTTTCAACCAAGTATTCCACAAGGAGATACACAGATAATCAGTTAAGGCAATGGGCGGCAGACAATAAGCAGGGCTGCACGATTGAGGGAAAGCATTACTCAATCTATGAGGCAGGGCAGCTTATGAGGGAAATTGAAACAGAAATACGCCGTCAGAAAGATGTTGCTGTTGCAGCTCAGAGAGTAAATGATGATACACTCCGGCAGCAGTGCCAGAAAAAAATAAATGCTCTCTCACGAAAGTATAATGAGGTTGCAAAGGCATCCAACATTACACCACGGAGGGATAGAATGACGGTTCAGGGTTTCAAGCCCATAAAAGTAAATAATTCCTAGTGTATAGACCTCTGTTTTCGGACAAGTTCGCACGGTCACATTTCTTTTTTACGGTTATACCGCTCCTTTCAAATGTGGCAGGAAAAAATCTTTTTGAAAAAGGCACTCAAACAGGGTGCTTTTTTCATACCCATTTTAGATATTTAGGGCTTATGCCCTGATATAAATACCCGGCATTGCAGGGATATAAATGCGATGGCAACACTACCGCAGAGTGGCTGCGGAAATACAAATTAAATCTATGTTGATACAAGGAGGAATCATTATGGCACTGGAATTTTTGAAGGATTTGTTTAAGGATGGCGAGGCTCTTACTTATGATCAGATTGAGGCGGCAGCTACAGAGGCGAAAATCAACGGTGTAAATATCGCTGACGGCTCTTATATCAGCCGTGCAAAGTATGATGACAAAGTAAACACCCTCAATCAGCAGGTAAAAGACCTTAACGGGCAGGTTACCCAGAGGGATGCAGACCTTACAGACTTACAGACCAAACTCACGGCAGCTCAGACCGATGCTACAAAGCTCACTGAGGCCCAGCAGGCTCTTACGGGCTTGCAGTCAAAGTATGACACAGACAAGCAGGCATGGGAACAGAAAAACGCCCAGCAGGCTTATGAGTTCATGGTGCGTGAAAAGGCGAATAGCTTACAGTTTTCGTCCAGAGCGGCCAAGAATGAGTTTATCCGTGAGGCAATAAGCAAGGATTTCAAGGTGGACGGAGATACTCTGCTGGGTTATGAGGATTTCGTGACCAAGTATAAGGCAGATGACCCTACGGCCTTTGCAACTGAGAACACTCAGCAGCAACAGACTCCACCGGAAAAGAAAAAGCCGGACATCGTTCTGCCGGGCAACCAGCCTCCAGCACCGGACGATAAGAACGGTTTCCACTTCGGGTTTACAGGCGTAAGGCCCATGCCGAAACCTGAGGACTAAGACACTATCGGGGCCAGACAAAATAAAGATTCGGAGGAATTAAACTATGGCAGGAATTAACTATGCAGCACAGTACAGCCAGGCTCTTGCTCAGGCTTACCCTTATGTGCTTAACTTCGGTAGATTATACGCTACTGAGAACAACGGCCGCTACAGAATGGGCGAGGATGGAAAGACCATCTATATTCCGTCTATCAGCACAACCGGCCGTGTACCTAGCGACAGAGATACTATCGCTATGGCAACCCGTAACTATGATAACGCATGGGAGCCAAAGACTTTGAAGAATCAGAGAAAGTGGTCTACCCTTGTGCATCCTAAGGACATCGACCAGACTAACGAGGTTGCAAGCATCCAGAATATCACACAGGTATTCAACGAGGAAAACAAGTTCCCTGAGATGGATGCCTACCTCATCTCCACTCTCTACAGCCTGTGGACTGCTGAGAGCATGACAGCCAGCACAACCGAGCTTACCGCCAACAATGTGCTTGCAGTATTCGATGAGTTGATGCTCAAGATGGATAACGCCAGAGTTCCGGCTAATGGCCGTATTCTGTACTGCACTTATGAGGTACAGACAATGTTAAAGCAGGCGGCTGGAATCACAAGAAACTTTGATGTTCAGTCTGGCGGCAATAATGTAAACCGCTCTGTTTCCCGTATTGAGGAGGTAGAGATTGTCGGTGTACCTGCTACCCTTATGAAAACAAAGTACGATTTCACTCAGGGCTGGGTAGCTGCTGAGGATGCACTCCAGATCAATATGTTCCTGGTACACCCTACAGCCGTTATCACTCCGGTAAGCTATCAGTTTGCTCAGCTTGACCCACCTACCGCAGTAACCGAGGGCAAGTACATCTACTTTGAGGAGTCCTTTGAGGATGTATTTATCCTTAACAAGAAGAAGGACGGCCTGCAGTTCAATGTATCTGCTACCGCATCCTCTGTCAGCGTGCAGTCTGATGATGCAGGTAAGGAGGGAAACTAACAACCGATAGCCAATTAACGGGGCTGGCTATCGGGGCATTATCACTTGACCCGTCATTTAGTCCGGAGGTGTTGAGCTACACGGTAAATACCTCTAATAAATCAAATGTGGTAAAGGCCACGGCTGAGGATGACACGGTGGCTATCGACATTACTCTTGACAATGCCAACGGTAACGGTATTGCCGTATCAAACGGTAACGCTGTCACATGGGCTGACGGGGAGAACGATTTGACGATAGCCGTAACCGCTGATGGTTCCGGCACTGTCCTTTACACGGTAAAGGTAATTAAGTCCTAAGAGTTTGGAGGTGTAAAATGGCACACGCAATTTATTTGACATACGATGAGTATAAAAAATACGGCGGTGCTTTATCACAGACAGACTTTATCCAGTTGGAATTTAAGGCGCGTAAGCGTATTGATTATCTGACAGATTCCAGAGTTGCGGATATGGCCGAGGTACCGGAGGCAGTTAAAATGTGTATGATGTCACTCATTACCGTGGAGGCTGCCGCTGGTGTGGAGGCTCAGGTAACTAACCCTGTTGTCACTTCATACAATACAGACGGCTATTCAGAATCCTATGGCAAGGCTATGGGTGCCGATGATGCCGCTGCAAGTATGAATAGCACTATCCGCTCTCTCCTTTGGGGAGAAACCAACGATGAAGGAATCCCCCTCTTATACAGGGGGGTGGATGTATGAGGCTATGCAATGAAACGATAACGGTATTCAATGCCCGGCTCGATTCAACGGATGGCTACGATGTTTATTATGCCACCGTCATAAAAGGCGTATCGTGGTATTGTGATATAGCATCAAATGTGGATTCCTCTGGGCTGAAAGCCGCTAACAAATTCACAATACGCATCCCCGTGGATGCCGATTTTGGCGGTAAGACCTACCTTGACCCTAAAGCCTATGCAGAAACGGAAACACCGGAAACGGCTTTTACCCTGCATAACGGCGATATTATCATAAAAGGGGAAGTATCCGAGGATAACCTACGGCCAGCTGACCTCAAAAAGAAATTTAGTGATTATGTCACTATCTTAGGTGTGACCGATAACAGACGGGCGCCACATTCCAGACATTGGAAGGTGGTGGGCGCTTAATGTCAACAACATTAAAGGCTAATTTCCAATGGAACAAAGGCACATCGGACTTGCTGAGGCGGTGCAACCTGGAAACAGGCGGCAGGGTGCAGCAGGTTATTGATAAATCCGTTATTGACTACTGCTTACAGTATGTGCCGTGGTCTACGGGTACTCTGGGAAAAAGTGCATACACGGCTACCGCTATCGGTAGTGGGCGTGTTGTCTATCCCGGACCTTATGCACGGTACTTGTATTACGGAGAAATCATGGGGCCCAACATACCTGTATTTGAGGATGACTCCGGGGAACCGACAAGGTTCTTTTCCAAACCGGGAGAAAAAAAGCATCTCACGGGGCGACCTATACAGTATAGCAAGGACCTTAACCCACTGGCTGGCTCATTCTGGTTTGAAAGAATGAAAGCAGACCATAAGCAGGATATTTTAAAGGAGGCTCAAAATGCAACCAGAGGAAACTAACATAGGGCGGCTCCGGGAATGGTTTAGGCAGTGTCCGGTCATTTCCGCGTCTAATAGGTTCCGCATAGACTACCTGGCTGAAAGCCCTACGGAATACGCCATATATGCGGTACCCTCACAAATAAACACGCATGAGAATGTGTTGGGCGAGGAGGTCTTAGATGACATTCAGACCCTTAATTTCATTTTCGCAATGAAAGAATCATACGGTGCGGACGTCCATCAAAACCTTATGAATTTAGGGTTTTTTGATGATGTCATAAGCTGGATTTTAACACAAAATGCCTTACGCAACCTGCCGCAGATTGCTGAGGGGCGTGTAAAGTCCTTAATGCCGACGCTCTCCCCTTATCCGGCTGAGGTTGGCAGTGATGCGGCTAAGTATCAGATTCAACTAAAACTAACCTATAGGAGGAATTAGAAATGGCAAAACTTGACAGAAATAGAGGTATGTTCTTCGGGTCATGGACAGGTAAAGCTATTACTGAGGCAGCCAAAGCCGTTGTCGGTGCAAGCTCCGGCATTACTGGGGCTACTGTTACCGCTGCAGCCTTTGGCAAGGCCGTAACCACATCCGGCGAGTATGTGTTTACCTATGACAGCTCCGTTGACACATGGAAGTACAACAGTACAGCCGTTACCCTGTCCGAGTATGGTCTTGAGGTAACAGGTGATCCGAGCAACGGCGATACGATTACGGTAACCTACACAGCCGCAAGTGGCGGTTGGGAGGCTCTTGGTAAGGACAATGATGAACTTACAAAGGAGCTTAACCCGGATACAGAAACCACTAAGAATGTACTGGGTGAAACAACCTTTACACATTCCGGATATGAGCCGGAGGTTGACCTTGACCCTTACTACATGGATCCGTCCAGAATTATGTATGACCATCTTCTGGAGTGTGCTTTACAGGAAAAGTACGGCGAGGGCGATCTTTTGGGTTACTTTGCAGAGGCTTTCTTCACAAGTGCAAACAAAGAGGCTCAGACAATGACGGGCTACTGCTATGTTCGTAGGGCTTGGTTTGTTCCTCAGAGTGTGGGCGGCGATACGGCAGGCTACAACATTCCGTTCAATGTAAACCCTATCGGCTCTATGGAGAAAAAGAATATCGTTTACGATATGAAAACCAATCAGGCAACAATTACAGATATGTAATCAACAGGAGAGGGAACACCACCCTCTCCTAATTTTTTAACACACAAAATTGGAGGTAAATCAAAATGGCGAAAATCACACAGATGCAGGGACATACTGCTCCCCTTAAAGCAGTTATTGATGATGGTACAAGAGAGGTGCCTATCGTAAATAAGTTTGGAAAGTTGGTGTGCAAAGTTTATTTCAGACCTGCCGACATTTCCATCATTGACCGTTACAACTCTTTGATTAAAGGGTTTGAGGATATTGTAAAGCCTCTGGAAAACCTTGAAATCAACAACGATGGTACAGCCACCTTTGAAAAGGACTGGGAAGTTTTGAAAAAGGTGGAGCTTGACTTAAAGCAGAAATTTGATGAGCTTTTCGATATGGAGGAGGCTGATGAGATTTTTGCAAAGCGTAACCCCTTCTCCTCTGTCAACGGTCATTTCTTCGCTGAGATTGTCTTAGTGGCTCTTGGGGAAGTAATCAATAAGGCGATTGATGAGGAGGCAAAGCTCTCCGAACAACGCACAAGCAAGTATCTGAGTGACATTAAGCCGGAAAGCCCGGAGGTACATGAAGATGCTGGGGATGCTACCACAAACTCTTAAAATCAATGGATCAGATTATAAAATACGGTCTGACTACCGGGATATATTGCAAATTATAGCCGCTTTTGGCGACAAAGAGCTTACCGACAAGGAAAAGGTCTATGTCTGCATGAGGCGGCTTTTTGTTGCAATGGATTCAATCCCACAGACGGACTATGAGGTGGCATATAAAGCAGCTATTGACTTTATAGAGTGCCACATATCTGATAAAAAGCCCAGCCCTAAAGTAGTGAACTGGGAAAAGGATGAGCAACTTATATTCCCTGCCATTAACAAAGTGGCTGGTATGGAGGTACGGTCCATCCCATATATGCACTGGTGGACGTTTTTAGGATATTTCCAATCCATTGACCGTGAAGATATATGGGGGTTCATTCTTACCATTCGTCAGAAACGGGCAAAGGGCAAGAAACTGGAAAAATATGAGAAGGATTTTCTCAATGCAAATAGAGATTTATGTGAGGTTGAATTTAAGGAGGATACTGAATCCGCTGAGGACGCCCTTACAAAAATGTTTAATGAACTTTTAAAGAACGGAGGTGGGGACGATGGCGAGTAATGCAGACGGCTCTATTGTAATTGATACCGAGCTGGACAATGAGGGCTTTAAAAACGGCTCTGATAAGCTATTGAAAGCCGTAGAGGATTTGACTGGTGCGGTTGACAACTTGGGCGATAATATGATGCGTTCTTTCCAACAGGTCATACCCCTCCTCCAGAATATTTCAAGTGCCACATCACAGGTCTACGGCAATATGCAGGGGGCAGCTACACAGACGCAGGAGGCCACGGACGGACTTGCTCAGTCTGAACAGGCAGTATCCGAGGCTGTCAATCAGACCTCACAGGCGGTACAAAGTCAGAATCAGGCTATGTCCGGCTTTACTGCCAGCACCGGACAGGCTACCTCTAGCGTTTCCTCTTTGGAACGGGAGGTAAATAGCCTTTCCACGGGTATGCAATCTATATCAAGGAGTGCTGAGCTTGGTTTCAACAACGGCAATGCCGTATTGTCTTTTGACAATAAACTCACGGATATGGAGGCTAAACTGGATGCCGCTAAACAGAAATTAGAGGCTTTCGGCAATACCCGTATTCCTACAGAGGATTATACATGGCTGCAAAATGCCATAGCAAAGGCTGAGGCACAGTTAGAAAAGTACCAGGACAGACAACAGATGATGGAAACTCTTGGTACCTCACAAAACACTCAGGCGTGGAGGCGCGTGCAGGAACAGATACAGCAGGCTAATACCATGCTTGAAACATACCGGGCTGAAATGGCAGACTTAGAGGCTACAGGCGGTGCCTTTACAATGGGTTCTGATACTCAGCAGTTTGCTCAGATGCAGCAATCCTTACAGGCTACAGAGGCAGAGCTGGAAAGAAACAGAGGTCTTATCAATTCTGAGGCAATAGAACAGGCAAGGCTTAATGTCTTAGCAGCCCAGCAAAAAGTTATTGAGGCATCAACTGCAGCACAAAAGCAGGCGGCTCTTGCACAGCTACAACAGGCTCAGGCTCAATTAAGTGCAACACTCGCCCAGTCTGCAAACGGCGGCGCTCCTAGTGAAAATGCCGTCAGCGGTTGGCAGCGGTTCGCAAGCGTATTAAAAAGCACGGCATCCGTGGCGGTAAAGGTAGGCTCTACCCTTGCACGAATTGGTTTTAACGCCGTTGCAACCGGAGCAAAGAAAGCCGTTTCGGGCTTGAAGTCCTTTGTATCACAGGCAAGGCGTACCTCCAGCTCTACAAATGGCTTGGTGCGTCAGCTTACAAGCCTAAAGACGATGCTTGTAAGCAGACTAAAATATATGTTCATATCGGCAATCACGGAAAATGTGAAAGCCGGAATACAATCACTGGCAAAGTTCTCCTCATCCTTTAATCAGGCGATGAGCAACATTAAGAACAGCACAAAGCAGTTAGGCGGCAACCTTGCCGTCAGCCTGGGTGGAATCATACAGGCAATAGAGCCAGCGATTACAAAGATTATCAATCTGATAAATACTGCCATAACCTACCTTAACGCCTTTTTTGCCCTGCTTGGCGGCAAAAAGACAATGACCGTGGCAAAGAAATCCACGGATAGTTATGCCGACTCCGTGAGTGGTGCATCTGCAGCACAAAAAGAGTTAAACAGGCAGGTATATGGCTTTGACGAATTGAATAAACGAAACAAAGAGAGTTCTTCCAGTGGTAGCGGTTCGGGGTCAAGTTCAGGTGTTGAGTATGAGGAAGTACCGATTGACGATATGCTCCCGGACAGCGTTAAGGATTGGATGGAACGCCTAAAAGAGGCTTGGCAAAATGGGGATTGGTACGGTGTCGGTCAGATTATCGCAGAGGGCTTAAATGCCGCTATGGGTGTTGTAGACGATTGGATCAATAACACATTCCGTCCACTTGGAGTAAAATGGGCCGGTATTATTGCTCAGATACTCAATGGACTTGTGGATGGTTTCAACTGGGAGCTTTTAGGTAAAACCATTGCTGACGGCATGAACGCCATAGCAGACATCATAAACACATTCCTTACAACTTTTAACTTTGAAAATCTTGGAAAAGGGATAGGACGGGCAATCAATAGCTGGTTTGACAATATCGAATGGGATTTGATGGGACAGACCTTTGCTAACGGCTTTAATGCCCTTATAAATACCATTTATGGGATTGTTTCTACAGTAGATTGGGCGAACATTGGTACATCCCTATCCACCTTTGTAAATAACTTCTTTGACACAATACAGCTTGAAAAAGCTGCCAAAGCTGTAGGAATTACTCTTAACGGCATCACAACCGCAGTAGACAATTTCCTCACTAAGACAGATTGGACGGGAATCGCTACCAAAGTGGCAAACTCTGTAAACACTCTGTTTTCTACTGTTGACTGGGGCAAAATGGGGTCTACCGTAACAAAGGGCTTTAATACCGTTGTTACCACTCTCTCCACATTCATTAAAACCGTGGATTGGTCTGCTATTGGTGCAAGCATAGGCTCTTTCCTACAGAATATGATTACCAACATTGATTGGGCAGGCTTAGGACAGCTACTAAGCAACGCCGTTATTGGTCTGCTTAACCTCATTACGGGGTTTGTGGAAAAGGTTGATTGGCTGGCACTTGGTAAGTCCATTACATCAGGGCTTTTTACATTCCTTGCAAATATTGACTGGGTAACGCTTGCAGGCAAATTACTACAAGGCTTAGTAAGTTTGTTCAGCGGTGCCGTGGAACTATTGCTTGGACTTTTGAGCGGTATTTTTTCAAGTATCGGGGATGCCTTGGAAGGTATTGGAGGGGACTGTATAGGCGGTCTGTTTAAAGGTATCGGGGATGCTTTAAGTGCTATCGGTACATGGTTAAAGACGAATATCTTTGACCCTATCGTAAATGGAATTAAGAGCCTTTTCGGTATCCACTCCCCATCTACTGTATTCGCAGAGTTGGGCGGTTACCTCATTGACGGATTATTACAGGGTATTAAAAATGCTTGGTCCAGCATTACCGGATTTTTCTCCGGCGTGTTATCCGGGCTTAAATCTCTGTTATCAAACGCATGGAGCAACATCAAAACTACTGCATCAACAGCTTGGAACGGTATTAAAACAGGTATTTCAACTGCCTTTACGGCCGCGAAAACCGCAGTTACAACTACTGCAAGCAATATCAAATCCGGGCTGTCAACGGCTTGGTCTACCGTAAAATCAGGTGTTTCTACTGCCTGGTCAAATGTTAAGACCACGATAACAACAAACTTTAACAACGCAAAGACCGCAGTTACAACTACTGCAAACAATATCAAATCCGGATTGTCAACGGCTTGGAGCAGCGTAAAGAATACGGCTACACAGACTTGGAGTAACATTAAGAGCAGCGTTTCCAGTACCTTTACTAATCTGAAATCGGGTCTTACCACTACGGCATCCGGCATCAAGACTATGGCGAGCGGTGCTTGGGATTCTATTAAGTCCACGGCTACCTCTAAATGGTCTACTATCAGCTCCACCATTTCAGGTAAATGGTCAGGGCTTAAAAGCATAATGACCTCCACAAGCTGGACCTCTGTAGGTACAAACCTTGTATCCGGTTTGAAAAGCGGTATATCAAACGCATGGAGCGGCCTTACAACCTCAGTAGGCAACCTTTGTTCGTCCCTGTTGGGTAAGGTAAAATCGGCGTTTGGAATCCACTCTCCTTCTAAGGCAATGGCTGAAATCGGCGGTTACCTGGATGCAGGTATGCAGGAAGGTATTGAGGATAACGAGGGCAAGGTACTCTCCACCGCTAAGAACCTTGCAAGTGCCGTCACGGACGGTATGACTCCGAACAATCCGGAGATAGATGTGTCAAGTGACGAAACCGTAAACGGACTTAGCACCATTGCTGACAGTTTATCCAACATAGCCGGACAATTCCGTGCCATTGCAGATATGCTGGCAAATATGGGCGGTCTGGTAACGCCTCAGATAGCCGAGGGAACCGTTGTTCCTTACAAGACGAAGATTGATACCACTGAAACCTCTCCGATTGAATCTGAGGCATTTAAGACATACGCATCCGATATGGATGAGCGTATGGCAGATGAGATTTATGTACTAAGGCAGATTCTGGAGGCTATCAAGAAACTAAATCTCAATATTGATATTAGTGCGTTGGAGCGTGCCATTACAAAGCAGACACGCAGCCATGACTTAAACTTTGGAGGTGCTTAACATGAAACCTGCTTTTGAAATAAACGGTCACGATTATGCACCGTATGTAAAGCACAAAACCGGAATTGCCTGGTCACGGGAGAACACCAACGATGAGGATGCCGGGCGTGATAAGTCGGAAACCATGCACACGCTTGTTACTTCCCATCAGCGAAAGCTGGAGATTAAAATGGGACCTATGCCGTTTGCTAAAGCCCAGCAGCTTGAAAAAGATTTGGAGGGTAATGATGATGGGGTCAAGGTTAAATACCCTGACCTCAAAGACGGTATGTGTACCAGACTATTTTATAATACTTCTATCTCTGCTGCCGTTGAACAATTCACGGATGACGGTGTAATAGTTGACGATATATCTTTTTCACTCATTACAGTAAAGGAGGATACCGTATAATGCAGAATCTTCCTGAGAACTGGGCGGCATTTTATGATGCACCACATAAAACTGAATACAAGTTAGTCATCAACGGTGTGGAATATGACAGCACGCATCTACAGGGCAACCCCGTTATCACAAAGCCCCTGTTGGAAAAGCCGACAATCGGGAGGGTTTGCTCAGCTACACTAAGCGCGGTTGTGATTCCGTATGAGGACAAGACCATACCGAAAGCTGCCAGAGTGTTCCTGTATAGCAGGCTGAAAGATGCTGAGGGAAATGTAACCGAATGGCTACCACAGGGACGGTATTATGTCAGCTCCCGGAGTGGCAAAACGAACATAACCCTTACAATGCGTGATGAAATGCTCAAAGGCGGCAGAACATACATTGATAAATCGGAATTGGATTGGCCCGCATCTCAGGTGGATATTGTAAATGAGATAACCTCACTTATGGGCGTGGAATTGGACCCACGCACCACTCTTTTAGAAGGTGCTGGCTATATCGTTGACACCATAAACGGCGACGCCCTTATGACAGAGGTTTTAGGGGCTATCGGTGTATGTAATGGCGGTAACTGGGTAATGACCGAGGAGGGAAAGCTGCGGCTTATCCCTTTGGCATCCCCCGTCAATCCATTACAGAACCTTGCAAAATCCTATGGAAACTATACGGACATAGGAACGGCTATAACAATCAGCCGTGTAACCTTAGAGGATGATAACGGGGACACATACACCGCCGGGGATGACTCCGGCTATGAATTGTATGTGCAGTGTCCTTATGCCAACCTTGCGGTTGCATCGGCTCTTGGCAATTCTACAAACGGATTACTTTATGGCGTGGTCTACCAGCCATTTACAACAGAAACCCTGTATCTCAATCCTGCTCTGCAGCTTGGGGATACCGTGACACTCAAAACACGGCTTGGGGATGAAATAAATGTTGTGCTGCACTCCATTACGGCAACCTGCAATACCGGGTTTACTTGTGACATAGAATCACAGATTGATGCAGACACCGAGGATGAATACCCTTATGAAACGGCTCAGGAATTGCAGAGCAGCCGAACCGTACAGACCAACAAAACCTACTACGGTAACACAATCAACCGTGAATACGGATTCCGCTCCTCAATGGATAGTGGTGCCTACGCTCAGTTTAATGCCAGTGGCTTAGAGTTTGTAGATGAGAACGGCAAAAAGTGTCTTTATTACGATATGGAGGCTGGCACATTCATTGTGGATGCCACTCTTGGAGCAAACGCCATATTTACCAACTCACTGTATGCCGAACAGGGCGACATCTCAGAGCTTACGGTTGACAGGCTGAGTACATCTAAACACATTAAGAAATTCCTGCTTGGAGATACCTCAGACGATTGTTATATCCTTATCAGCGATTACTCTATCCGGTTCATATCTGCAACACCATCCGGATTATATAACCGACTATTGACAGAGGACGATGTGCAGATTATGTGTGAGGACGGCAGGTACCTTGACAACGAGGCTGGAGGTAAGACGAGCTACACACAGGCAACGAACCGATACGGGGACTTGCTCTGGTGGGAACAGGATATTACGGATGCTGAAATTACATCCGATGGGTACCCATATATCAACGGCGTGCAGATATTCACTACCACGGATGACACGGGCTTTCCGGTTCATGTGTTCTCTTACGATGAAACAATCAGAGCGGAATACAAGTTTGAAGAAGATCCGACAGACGGCACTTACAGCCCCGTGCAGGTATGGGGTGCTGGTACCGGATATGCAGACAACGGTAAGGGGCGAATTGAAAAGGTTTCCGATATGTTCAAATTCTCCTATACCACCCGTACAGGCTCAGAGGAAAGCATAGAGCTGAATGATGACGGATGGGTTGACATCAATAAAACCCGAAAGCCTATCAGCTTTGATTTTTCCAACATTGCCAGCGGTTCATTTTCTGAAACGATAGACGGAGGCGGCGAGGAAAATTACAAGGTGGAGTTTGACTCCGATGGGCGTATCAGCCGCATTAAGGACGAGCAGGGACACATTACGGAGGTGCATTGGTAAATGGGATATGATCAAAATTCTTTTTTACAGGGCATTGCCGTAGGCAAGAGCCTTAAAGGGTGGAGTTCCGGTGTTGGTACATCCGTTCCTACCTGTTGGAATGACGAGGGTGTATATACTTACTTTTACATTGACTACCACCTGCCTATATCAGCCGTATCACTCTCTATGTTCAACCTTGCCACCCGTGTACTGTGTGAGGCTGGAGAGCTTAATGTATCTGCGATAGAATCCGTGGACAGTACAACCTTTAAAGTGTACTGCGATATATCCAAAGCCGGAAACGGATGGGTAGCCGTCACGGGTTATAACAGCTCATGGCTGTACTATGACAATGGCTATTCTGTCCCGGAATACTCAGCCGTATTCTGGATTGACAGTAAGCAGAATTGGACACCCGGATATATTGAGGATGAGGATAAGTATGTTGGGCGTACTTACAACGGGGAAGAAAGTTTCAATGTAGAATATTTCCCCGGTGTAAACTACTCCTACTCCGAGGATGATAACCTGCGTTCCTTGTCCGGCATAGAGATAGAGGAAACTTTACAAGTAACATATTCATAAGGAGGATGCAATGAAAGACTTAACAGAATTGCAAAAGCACTTAGTTGGTGCTGAATTACACGGACATTGCCGGATCGATTATACCGACCCGGTTACGGGAAAAGTGCTGGAGCGGATTGAGGGCGACAATCATGTGTTTATGGACCAGTTTATGGCACAGAGCTTTCAGAGTAATGCACTCAACTCCACCCTTTTGATTACCAACGGGGAAAAAGAGCTTGATACAGACCTCCCCTATCTGCCCGGTGTACCCATAGGATACGGTACGCCGTCCACAGAGGCAACAGGAATATATCAGGGTTCTTTCCGTTCCGTGGACAGTTACAGAAACAGAATCACACAGCAGGGAATTACAAACCTCTATGTGTATGACTTCCTTACAACCCAGATACCCGACACTATCCGTTATGTAGGACTTACAGCGGCAGGGCGAACAGGCGTAAATACTACGCCTTTTACCTATAGGTGGCCCAGGGATAATTGCAACGGTATTTATGACATAGAACGCAAGGTCTTATACTACGGCGGTACTTGTTCACTTTCAAGTAGCGCCGGAGGCTCTGGCAGTTTGTATATATACAAACTTACAAATGAACCTACAGCCGTAGCAGAAAAAATTGACCTATTCGATATATGCGGCAAACCGGATTACTATTGTACTGCCGATGAAAATTACCACCTTTATGACAGCGGCTATCAGGCAACATGGGGTTACGATTATGAAAACCAGACGGTTATACTAAAACTTTTGCGATATGCGGCACAAAGAAGATATAGCAGTGGTACTTATTACTATCAGACTAAATATGTGGATGATTTCTGGGTAATAAGCAAGGATGGCACAGAGGTATTAAAACACTTTCAATATAAGTGGACATCTGAGGAAACCTCAAACTCATCCTCATGGCAGTATAATTATCATTTTTGGACGGGTAACGGATTTCCAGGCTACACAAGACTTTATGGCGATAAACTGTATGGATTTTCAAGAACTGCTCCGAATTATAGTGATACTCGATACAATAACATTTTCTATGTATATCAGTATGACATTACCACTGGGGATATTTCGTATGAGATGTATAACACATACTCCTCATTTTCCGACAAATCAGCAGCCCATTATATGCTTACATCAGAAAACACACTGTACTGTTATAAAGGATATACATGGCCGAGTGGCACATGGGACAGCACATACGGATGGGGCTTTAAATCAACTAATATGGGTGTTGTTCCTATGTATGATGTGTACGAAGATGACTTTTACACACACTGCCCGGTTGCTCAGGATAGCAGTTCTAATTCCTACTATCTGATAGAAAAAGGACAGACCTCAGTATATGGTACTACCTGGAATATGAAACCTTATTTAAGTGGAAATGACGGAACAGCTACAGCATCAATGCCGTTTGCCTATACTGCCTATCAGTTGCCTGCGGATGCCCCGGTAAGACCGGATAACTCAGCCGTGACCATCGCTTACGGCTTGGAAATAAAATGGTAAGGAAGGAGTGATTAAACATGGCAGATACCAAAATATCAGAGCTTGCGAGTGCTACCTCCCTTGCGGATAGTGATGTCCTTTGCGGAGTTAATTCCGGCAGCACAAAGAAGTTTTCCCTCTCCCGTATCAGAGAGTTTTTTCAGAAAACCTTTGACGGCGAGTATGCAAGCACTGAGCATACCCACAGCAAGCTATCAAATGGTGCGTATGAAGTAACAATCCCATCCACCATTAAGAAAAACGATTCTTTTATGCTGCAGAGCGAAAAGACGGCGGCTAATATCAGTTATGATAACAGCTCATCCAAAATGATGGCTGAGAATGTGCAGGATGCCATTACCGAACTGAAAAACGGTCAGGGAAGTGGCACGGCTGAGGATATAACCTATGACAATACCACAAGCAAGCTGAAAGCCACCAATGCACAGGCGGCCATTGATGAAGTACAATCCTCTCTCTCAGATGTCAAGAAAACGGCTGATTCTGCCGTACAGACTGACAATGTGGGGAAGGCAAACGGGGTAGCCGGACTTGACAAGACCGGGGTTGTCCCCACCGCACAGTTGCCTACATTCGTTACGGGCATTTCCGTAACTGTAGAAAATATGACAATCTGTATTTCTGCGGATTCGTCAAAATAAAATAAAGGAGGGCTAAGACCTATGGTAGCAGTAAACACAAGAGCCATCGGAAAAAGAAAAGATGGCAAGCAGTTGATTGAGGCAGTTGTTATTGCGGATGAAACACCCACAGAGCTGCCTACCACCGGAGAGGGAATTTCCGGCATGGGTGCGGATGATTGCTTTGCACCGTTCTCTGTACTCTACATTGTTGGAGATGCTGAGAACAAAGTGTATATCGCAAATGAATCCGGCATCTTTATTCCACAGTAAGGAGGATACACAGCTATGAACAGTTTGGCTTTAATAGTCATGTTCTACAATCTGGCTAAACAGTATGCAAAATCCTACGCTGACAAGCTCTTAGGCAGGGTTGCGACAGGATTTAACTGGCTAGGTGCCGTAAAGTATTATGATGACCTCCCAACCTCAGCAAATGAGGGCGAGGCTTATACAGTAATGTATGCAGGCACGGAGGGTTATGAGGTAGACGGCACGGAGTACGCATGGGGTCAGCTTGACGGAGCATACCAATGGATTCCGGTAAGGACAAAAGGCGACACAGGAAGTCAGGGGCCTAAGGGCGATACCGGGGAACCCGGAAAAGACGGTACAGACGGACAGCCCGGCAGGGATGGTACGGATGGACAACCGGGTGCTGACGGATACAGCCCTACCGCTACGGTTGAAAAATCTGGCAATAAGGCGGTTATCACGGTTACAGACAAGAACGGTACAACCACAGCCGAGGTCTACGATGGTAAGAACGGGGACGGCGGCTCAGGGGCTATTGACATTATTAAGGTCAATGGCGAGGCACAGGATATAGATCCGAGTGACAAGAGTGTTGATATTACCGTGCCATCGGTTGAAGGGCTTGCCTCTGAGAATTTTGTCACAGAGGGCTTTGTTGCAAAGGAAGAAGGCAAAGGACTTTCAAGCAATGACTTTTCCAATGCAGACAAGGAAAAGCTGGGCGGTCTGGAAAACTACGATGACACCACTCTCTCCGAACGGGTAAGCAATACTGAGGACGCCATAGACACATTAAACGGCACAGGGGAAGGAAGTGTTGCAAAAACCGTTTCGGATGAAATTGCCAAAGTGGTAGCCAATGCCCCGGAGGATTTGGATACCCTGAAAGAGATTTCAGACTGGATTTCCGGACACGCTGAGGATGCGTCGGCAATGAACACGGCAATACAGAAAAATGCAGGCGACATATCCGACTTGCAGAAAGAGGTTGCCAAAAAGGCAAACTCCAGTGATGTTACTACGGAGCTGAATAAGAAAGCGGATAAAGTGGCAGGGGCTACACAGGGAGATGTGGCGGTATTGGATGCTGACGGAAACCTGAAAGACTCCGGCGTAAAACCTTTGTCTGTGTCCGTTGAGGATATGACAATCTGCTTTACAGAAAATTAGGAGGTAAACAATGGAATATAACGATAGTCAAAAAGTAGGCAGCACGCTCTACTATAATCTGGGTGTAGACGGCGACCGCATCTACCCCGGAGCAAACCTTGTAACAAAGTTTGCAAGTGAAATCAAAAGTTACTCGGATGAATGGGCGTGGATTAAGGCCCGTAAAACTGCCGGAAACTATGCAGGCATCCATGTAGGCGACTATATCCCTATTACTTGTAATAATAACTATGTATTAAACGCCCAGGTTGCAGGCATCAACACCTATAAGGGCTACGGAGATTCAGAGGTTGGGGAGCATATCGACTTTATTTGTAAAGAGCTTTGGAATGATTTGCACGTCTTTAACAAAGTGAACTACAACAACGGTAACGCCAACAGCTCCAGCCCGTTCCTTGCATCGGATTTGAACTACTGGCTTAACAGTATGAGCGGCAATGTCCCTAACAGCACTACCGACCCTACCGTGACAACCGCCGTGGATTATACATCGGGCGGCGTGCTTTACTATCTGCCGGATAAGGTCAAAAACCAGATTATCACAAAGAGGTTGTTGCTGCCATACAGATATACGGCCGGCAGCGTTCTTACTGCTGATAACTCTTGGGGCTGGCAGAGTACGGGCAAGCTCTGGATTCCGTCAGAATTTGAGGTCTACGGCTCTGCTGTGTGGGGAAATACCGGATATGGTACAAGTGGATTTGTGCAGTACCCATTATTCTCTTGCAATATGAACAGAGCGAAAAAGAGATGTTCAAGCAAAGACCGCTGCAACTGGTGGTTGCTTTCCGCTTCCTCTGGCAGCTCTGCGTATTTCGCGACGGTCAGCAGCCGCGGGTATGCCGACAGCTACTCAGCCACCAATACCAGCATCGCGGCGCCCGTCTGCTTCCGAATCTAAAATAAATCGTTTAGGAATCCGCCAGCTTGCTGGCGGTTGGAGGCAAAAGCAGTATGAGCAATGTATTAGAAAGACACCGCGGTATTTCAGAAATG